GACAGCCTTAATTCATCAGGGTCTGGACCTGTAGCTACAGCTACGTTAGTCTTACTACCAGCGAAACTTGGGTTCTCAGTGTCAGTCTGTGATGTACCTAACTCAGGTAGTTCAGATGGTAGAACAACAACAGAGGCTACAGTACCTTCATTACCTGATTTATCATAAGGCTCAATAAAGAATGTCCCTGAGATAGCTGGGTAAGCTACTGATGTCGCTGGTCTAGCAACCTTATTGATTATGACTTGAGGTGAACCATCAGTAAATGTAGCTGTAGTTGATGAGCTATGCCATAGTCTGTAATACGACAGATCAAAGTCAGTAGAGGCAGTCCAGCTAAAGAATAAAGTACCACCAGATAACTGCTTCTCAAAGGTAGCTGGAGCAGATGGACCAGTAGTGTCAGCTTCTACAGTCTTTGATACATTAGTGAAGTCACCTTTAACCCCTAGAGCATTAATAGCTCTAGCCCTAACATCATAGACAATAGTATCTGTAGCCCCAGCTAAGGGTGTCTCAATATCTATAATCTCAAATCTACCTAAGTCACCTGTGCCTAAGACACTGTAAGTAGACTCTGTAGACTTCTTAAACTCTACCTCAACGTAATCTACCCTTGTTGCTGATGTAGATGTGACGTTGACTACAAGGACGTTAGTTACATGCTCATTTATAACTCTGTATTCTTGAGTGAGGGCTACAGCTACAGGTGGTACATCAAAAGGTGATAGCAGAGTTGTGTTATCGGTTTCATAAACAACACCATCGTCTACATCATCAAAGACAGACTCACTTATTTCTCTTAAGGTCATCTGTGTCTGAAGATCATTTCCCTCTTGTAGACCAAATGTCCACTTTACAACTTCAAACTCTTTGTTGGTCCAACCAAATCTAGTATTGGTTATTCTTACTATATCTCCAACCTGTACTTGAAAGGTTCTTAAACCAAAGGATGCTTCTATTGTAAGTTGTTGACGGTTTCGTTCAAGTAAGATACGAGCTATACGTCTAGCTTGAGTTACATTGTCTGTAAATGCAAGGTTTAAGTCTACTACACTCTCTTGTCCGTTATCTGCAACAACAAAAGGGTTAGTGGACTCGGCATCAGGGACTTGAGGATAATCAGTTACTTGGTAAAAACTATCTGGGCCTTTCCAAGTGCCTTTTACAATGTTGAAGTTGTCTCTTCTTGAATGCCTAGTTGAAACATTTACAGCAGATCTAAAGTCATCTTCATTTATATCTAATACAGGAGATGTGTAGTAAGCTGGCTTCATTCTCCACTTACCTTGAGCATACCAAATCATACCGCCCATTGAAGTAAGAAGATCGTTTAAAATATCAGCGGGTGTTATAGATGTTACAAAAGCCCCATTAAGAGAAAACCTTGGATCTCCTGTTAAAGTTGGGTAATTGAAGTACTCACAAACATTAGCAGCAGTAGAAACATAATCATCATCTACGTTAGCTGATTCTTCAGCAAGACCGTAGCTTGAAGTTAGATAATCCCTAATACATAAGGCTGGGTTATCAGACCAAGCTGTAGTACTTGTACGAGGGTCGTATACCTTCTTACCCTTAATTAAGGCTTTAATCTCAGGTACTCCATTAGGGAATATATCCGCATCATATTCCATAACAACGTAAAGATAAGATATACCTGATAGCTTACGTGTGGCATCCCACTCTGTAGGTAAAGTTATATTATTGACTTCTGAAGAAGTGACAGCCACTTGACCAGACGTTCCCAATCTTTCAGCTATATAGACTTTTCCGTAGTAACGACTATTGGAGTCAAACAACTCGTCGTTAATATAAATCTCTTCAAACTCTTCAATCTCATGCCCAGCAAAAGCAATAACTTTATGTAAGTACTTATTTGGTATACTTCCAATCGGATCTACATAATCAGATGTACTTATATAAACCTCTGCTCCACCTGTCTGAGTTTTACCATAGATAACTTGATGAGCTAAAGCTGTACCTCTGGCTGTAACTTGATAGCCCCTATTTGCACCAGTTCCTATAGGGGGCTTGGGGGTAAGGGCATTTATAGCCATGCTTGTAGCTGCTGTCAGTAAGAAGTAGCCAGTCCAAGTAGATGCGAAGTAACCTAAACCCGCACCTATAGCCACTGCCATTGTAGCTCCCGCTGAGTAGGCTGCAACACCGACAGCTATTGAAGTCATAACAGCCATTAGCTTAAAACCTTCTCAAACTTGGTTTCTACTTTTGAGTAACCTAAACGCTTCATCATAGGGTCTATAGGGTTCTTTTCTGTTGTAGTGACATGAAGTATTTTAACACCGTCTTCTTTGATGCACTTCTCAGCAAACTTAAATAACTTGTAACCTGTCATTCCAGATCTGTATTCTTCTAAGACGTAGATTATCTCAGCTACAGCTATTATGTTTCCCCTTGAGTGTATATTAGGAATAATATGAGCTACAAAATAACCTACTAATCTATCTTCATCCCTACAAGTAAAAATGCGAAGTATGTTTAGCTCTTCTAGCTTATGGTACATATCCCAGTCAGGGTCTAAGGGGAAGTTAGTTTTGTTGTGTTCTATCTCTTTCCAGTCTAACTCTAACAGGGAGTGTATATCGTTTTTGACTGAGCTTAAGAACTCTTGTTTATACTGTACCATTACAATCTAAAAGTTGCGAGCTATTGTATTAAGAGTGTCGTCACTAGGTTTGAAGCTGTCTCTCCCCCAAACAATTTCTTTATCCTGTATACTTTCTACAAGGTCTAGTCCAAAGTCAGTGGGATATATGGATTTCTGATAACTACTGCTGTACCTAGCTACTCTGGCTCTTTCCAGATCAACAAGTTTATTCTCTACCTTCAAATGTATTGTACTTGTCTCAGGTAATTCTTCTATATCCATCTGATCCATATAACCAGAAAATATCTCAGTTAATCCTGTAGCCCTGTCCTCTAGCTCAATACGTGAACCATCCTCTAGGAGAATATAGTTATTGCTTTCTTTCTGTAGACTACCTTTAGCGAACATACCAAAGTATATTTTACAAGTTCTGCCTTGATATGGAGTACTGAGAGCTAATGATACAACTTCTGAAGGGATACCTGTAAGGGATAGTGTAGCGCCTTTAGCAGCTATTTCTGTAGTTTCTTCAATAGAGGAAACATTAAGAAGGGTTCCAGCCCCTGTCCAAGCTACTCCCTCAAAAGTAAGAGTGCCTACACCAGTCCATAGTCGTAAGACGTTATCCCCATCAAAGTTTAACTCTACCCCAAAGAAAGGGTAAACAACACTATCATCTAGTGCATCGGTTATTGTTGTGGGTAAACTACGGGTCATTATTGTTGCGCCTCTATGGCCTCAAAAGAAATACCGTAAAAGCTGGCATTGTCTATAGACCATGATGTTACACTTTGAGCTAGTCTAAAGATGCCTTTAGGGTTACTGTATATTATAGTTTCACCTGAGTATGTGCTTCTTAAATCAGGCCAGATCTCTAAGTTACCACTACCATTTTGATCTACTAATACTTGATGTAGCCTAGTAGCAGAGCCTGTACCTAACTGAATGTAATCACCAGCTAGTAAAGTACCTGTCATTGTTACTGATACTGTACTATCCCCTGCTGTACCTGACAGAGTAGGTGTACCACTTACTGTACCTCTAGGTGTAGCATAATCAGGGTCTCCCAGTAGAAATGTGCCTACAGGCCCCTTAAGAGCTACTAGCATAGCTTTCCAGTCAGCAGCTAGATCTCTACGCACCGAGGGAATACTAACGCTAGCTTCCCACGTTTGACCTTGATGGGCAACTACTTGCTGTTTATATGTGAAGGGAGACTGAGAGACAGCTACAGAATTTCTAGCCCGTAACTCAATACTCTCTATGCCAATAGTTGTAGGTGTATTAAGGGGGTAACTTATAGCCATGTATTATCCAAACGTGCTTCTCATTTGACCGCCTCTACGACGAGCATCCATGATTTGTTGTTGTGTCATATTAGCAATCTTAGGTGCAGCTTCTGCAATTATTTTCTTGACACTCTCATCACCGTTAGCTGCAAAGCTAAAGTTCTGTACGATGTTTACAGCACCAGTGTCTCCGCTTGCTTCTACACCTAACTTACCACCTTTACCTCTCTTAAGAGGCATAATAGCTTCTGGGCCAGCTTCACCCATAAGACCAGTTTTACCACCAGCCATAGGGAAGTATGTTGGGCCTCCTACTACACCACCATTAGCATAGGCTTGTACTTGCTTACCATTTTGAATAACACCACCATTAGCAAAACCTAAGAAACCTGTAGCTGCTGCCACCATCTGTTTGACTACGAGAACCCTATAAAGCTCTTTGATAATGTCAGCAGCCATCTGTCTAAAGATATTCTCTGTCTTGTAGGCCATATCTTCAAACGAGTCATTAACGAAGTCTATGTCAGTTACTATGTTCATAAGAGCATCACCATAGGCACTACCCATGTAACTTGCTAAATCTTGAAGGGTTTGTTGCTGATCCTCTAGTTTTTGAATTTCTATTTCATCGGATGCAATTCTTTTAGCTGCATTTTCAAGAGCAGTATCTGTCATCTTAATGTCAGCGTCTTCATTAGCCTTCTTAAGGTTATTCAAGGTCTGTAAGTATATCGCCTCCTCTTGCGTCTTCCCTATTAATTGCCGACGAAGATCTAGGACAGCTTGTAGTCTTGCTACTTCATCTTTTGTACTTTTGAAAGTTTTACCAGCATCTGGGTCATCATATATAGATTTACCCGCATTAGGGCCAGTACCGAAGATTGGATCTTTGTCGGATCTTGTTCCTCTTGCGCCGTACTTCCTAAGAGCTTGTCCAGCAGGAGACTCTTCTATAGCTTTAATTTGTAAAGACTGAAGGCTTAACCTAGCCTGTTCTTCAATATTAATTCTTTTTAATGTTTGCTCTTGATCCTGTAAAGCCTCCAAGGCAAGACGTAAACTCGCAGCCTGATCGTCGTTTAACTTCTCTTGTTTTATATAAAGCTCTAACTTCTTTTTCTCAAGCTCGTTTTGTATATAGGTTTCGTCTGCACCAGCTTTACGATACGCACCTTCAGAAATCATAAGTGCGGCTTGTTCGTGCATTTTACTTACACGACTCTTAATAAGATCGTCTACCTTTTTCTCTGCGTCTAGTTTTTTCTGAAGGATCTTAAG